CGTACCAGCTCTTACGGTCCATAACAATGACGTTGGGCTGGCGGCCGGCGGGGAACTTGCTCAAGGCTTCGGCGATGAGCTTGTCCGTCAGCGTATGTCCGCTGGTCCCGTCGATGTTGGCGATGCGGCCGAGGCTGTACCGGCTGCCGTACTGCACGGCAAACCAGCCGCCAAGCGCGGCGGACAGGGCGTTGTAGCCCGCACCGGTCGACGTGTCCGTAATCAGGAACTGCACAGACTCGGGGTCAAAGTCGAACTTCAACTGACCGTCGTTACCCGCCACGATGGCAACATCGTCCTCGGTGGAGCGAACCAGCCACACCGAACGGCCGCCGTTGCCGCCAGCGTTCACAACCATGCTCTGATGCAGGTTGGAAACGAAGGAGTTGTCGGCGAGACCGTTGAATCCGGTGCCGCCGATGCCCGATCCGGTGCCCTGGAGAATCTGCTTCTCAAGGCCGGCAAACAGGGCCAGCAAAGCCTTTTTGGTTTCATTCTGCATGTACGCCGCACGCCCGCCGCGATAACCGTCGGCAATGGCGATGTCGCGCTGGAAGCTGCCGTCGAGGTACTTACAGACGACCTCAACGTCTTCCTGCTGCGGGGCCGCGTTCGCAACGCCGGTATTGACGGCGCGGAATGAAGCGCCGGCCGCGACAACTTGCTTGATGTACTTGTGGAGCGTGCCGCCTTGCGAGGCGGGAACGGCCACCATCCGCTGCAAAACAGGGGCGTCTTGCAGAAGGTCGGTGACGTTGATGTCTGCGAAATTCAGATCGTTGATCTGGATCAACCCATTAAGGGTATTGGATTCGTTTGTAGCCATGGTTTTTCTTTCTTATTCGTTTATGTTATCGGTTTCGCCGCGTCCCTTGGCGGAACAGGCGATGAACGCCATTCTCGTCAACTTCTGCGGGCTTGTCCCCTACGACAAAAGCCGCAGGAGTCCCGCCACTCGGCAGGGCCGCAACTTTAGCCTTCAGGGCTTTGTTCTCCGCTTCGATGGCCTTGTAATAGGCTTCACGGGCGGCATCATACCCGCCACCGTCTGCGAACACCTGCGCGGCGATCTCCTGGCCGAAGTCGGCGCACATGCGCTTGAACTCGGCGCGGCTTTCGTCGCTCTGCTGTTCGGTTGCCGGGGGCGGTGGAGTTTCCGGATCGGGCGGTGGCTCGGGCGGTGCGCTCTCCGGCGCGGCGGCAGGAGGTGTCTCCGGCTGCGTTTCCGGCGTCGTCTCTGGTTCCGTTGTCTCCGTTGTGGAAGCAGTCCCTTCCGGCTCTGCGGCGGGCGGCGTCTCCGGCGTCTCCGCGCCGGGCGTGTCGTTTGATTCCATGTTCGTTTCTCCGTTCTTGTGTTTCTTATATTCCTGATACCGCTGGATAAACTCATCCACTCGGTCGCCGTAATTAGCCAATGCCCCGAGGATTTCGGGGTGATCTGCAACGGCGTTAAAAACTTCAGGGTGAAGGTCAAGAAACTCAGTCACCTGCCCGGCAACGGTTTCCTGCGAAAAGCGGCTGAACAGGCCGTCATTTGCGGCCGGATCATCAACCGCATCGCAAGCGTGGAGTTTTTGGCAAACGGCGTAATCCCGTTCAATGACAGGATCGGCGGCCGGGTCGTGATCCTTTCCGTTCTCATCGATCCACCTGAACAACCGCTGGCCGTCGCGGTTGAATACGAAACCGCCTTTTTCGTCACGCTCCCAAGCGTGGACAACCTTCTTGCCAGATTTCGTTTTGCGGTATCCATCGCCGGGTGTGAATACGATTGACGTGCCAAACATATCCCCCTCTTTTTCGGCCAGCCCAAGAACGTACTCATACAGGTCGCCATGCGGGGTATCCTTTGCCGACTGACTCAAAAACAGGTCGGCTCTCGCTGCGACAGCCTGCGATCCATCGTCGCGGGTAATGGTGTCTCTGCGGAAATTCTTCCAGCGTCCAAGGAAGGTACCGAGAGCGGTGCTGCACATGTTCGGATGTCCGAACCGGGCTTTAAGTCCGGCCTTCGCTTCATTGCCCTGGCGTATAACTTCATCAACAAATTCGGCCTCGAGGAACACTCCATGACCCTTTGCCTCCCCTTCCGTGACGACCAACGCGCCGGGAATGATTCCACGCTCGCGGTCAACTGCTCCTTCAGGCTTCGATTTAAGATATCCGGTTGAAAGCCACCTATTCATCTTCGCCCTCTTTCTCTTGCCCGTCGTCAACCATGTCTTGCTCGACGGATTGCCCCGGCAAACCCTTGACAAGCGCAACGCCCTTTTCCTTGGCATACGCTTCGGCCTCGGCCTGCTTGTCTATGTTCTCAAAGAAGTTTGAGCCGCGGCGGGTACAGGAGTCGATAATGTTATCCGCCCCGATGGCGATTGCCTTTGTATCGCCCTCTATCTCCTGCCCCTTCATCAACCAAGGAAAGCCGCTTGGAACCCATTCCACTTCTTCTTGTAGCTCGCGGAGCCGGGTAATGCCGGCATCGTTGGCGATCTGTTTCAGGTTCCATGCGGCGGAAAGTTTCGGGTCGTTCCAGACGGTTTCAAGCAACCAGTCGCTATATTCCCGGCGCTTCCAAGAGTTCTTTTCGCGCTTGGAGCGGCATGAAACCTCGTAAAGGTTTTGATCGGCAATCATGCCGCTAAATGAAGTGGCCTTGCTGTTGAACGCCGAATAGGGGATGTCAAGGGCGAGAAACGCCAGCCGCAAGACAAGCTCCTGAAACTCGCGGAACTCGCTCGACGGCGTTTTGCTTTCAACGGTCTCAATGCGGCCACGCGTGTCCATGTCCAGCATGAGCATTTCGTTGGGCTTTATCTCTTGGAGCTTTGCGGAAATAGGCTCCGTGCCTGCTTCCTCGCCTTCAGCGCCCTGTACGCCAGACGCCGCGCCCCACTCTGCCGCGACCTCTCCAGGCGTGTTTGCGCCGGCATAGTCGCGCATAAGGGCGATGCCGAACAGCGCGTGAACTTTGGCCTTGGCTAGGTTGAAGTCAACCCCCTCGTAAACGTCTTGGATGCTATTGATTGCGGTTGAAAGCGGTGAAACTCCGCGGACCTGCGAACTGAACCGCGTCCAGTAGGCGTCGAAAATCACGTTTTCGGCTGGCTCAAGGTGATCAAACGCAACTGACTTGCCGTCCTGCCCGCGGCTGCAAATGCAAAACTGCGCCACACGGCCTGGCCGATCGGGATCCATTACGACGCCAGTATCCTTGTTGACGCTATCCAAGACGGCCTTCGGGATTTGGTCAATTCGCTTTGTCTTGGGGTTGTACTTTCCGACCTTGGGGTAGGCGATAAGGTCGGACTCGATGGCTTGTAGCATCAGGCCGGCGAGCTTAATCATGCCGGCATCGCCCGCCGTAACCTTCTCGGCCTCAAACATTCGAAACATCTCTTCCCTTCCAAAGCGGGCGGCGATGTCGAAGTTGCGCGGCTGGGCGTGCCAATGGAATAGGCGGTTGACGACCTTGTCGAGGGCATCTTTGCCGGTGCGGAACTGGAACCGGAACTTGGAAACGTAGTCAAGGTGGCGGCGAATCATCCACGCCGCGGCGGATGCGTTGCGCTGCTGGTCCTGCACCGTCGCCAGAAGCTTTTTGCGCTTGCTGTCCGGCAACATGACGTGCTCGGCAACTACTGAAGTTGACGGGGCGCGTCGGCGTCCTGTCGTCTTTGTGGCGTCGTAATCCAGCCGGACGTCTGCCGCCTGAGGTTTCGCAACGGCTTTGCGGCGCGTTGCCATCAGGAAACCCCGCCGAGGTTGATATTGCGGAACAGCGGACGCAGGCCGGCCTTGCGGGCGGCCTTGTCCTCTTCGTGGTCAATGATGGCCTTGACGGCTGAAAGCGGAGCCTGGGCGACGGACATGTCCCCCTGAGATACGGACTGCCCGCCTTGAAGAATCAGCGCGGCTGCGGCCTCTGCCGCCTCTTTGATCGGCTCTTTATCCATGCCCCTACTTTGGGGCATAGATCAAAAAAGCCGAAAAGATATTTTGCGTTTTTGTCTAGATTCT